ATGGCAAAAGAAGGTGACACATATAAGTTTATTCGCTTTGGTCAACAGGGCGTTAAAGGTGCTGGCAAGAATCCTACCACTGCGAAGGATAAGGCACGTAAGAAATCGTATTATGCACGTCATGATGCGCAGGGCAAACCGACCAGCAAGCTATCAGCAAAGTATTGGTCACATAAGGTGAAATGGTAATGGCATTTACAAAAGTAATAAAAGCAACATCGAAAGCTGCTAAAAAAGTAGCGAAGAGAAAATCTCCAAAGGCTACAGAAGGTACTGCTGAAGAAGCACGTAAAGCACGTAAGCGTAAGCCTAGTAAGTCTATTGAATATGAAGCTGGGCGTAGAGACCCTGAGTCTGGTGGCAGTGTAGCTGCGGCAAAAGATGTTGAGACAGGTAAAGCTGGTAAAGTCACTCGTGGTTCAGCCTCTGTAAATAATTTCATTAAAGACCAGATGGCTTTGTCAAAAGGTATGAAAAAACGTGACGAGCAGGATGCTGCTTTTTATAAGGCTATTCGTGAAGCTGAAACTGAAGCTGATAAAAAGGCACTAAAAAAGGCACACCAAGACGTTAGAAATGAACGTGCCAAGGTAGATAAAGAACAGTCAGAAAGAACTGCTCGTAAAATTTCTGCATCTACACGAGGTAAGAAAAAAGCACCTGCTCGCACTGATTACGTAGACCCAGAAACAGGTGAGATTTTTGGCAAGCCTACACCTCGTCAAGTAGAACAGGCTATTCGCAACGCAAAGGCACGTGGACAAACTAAGATTGCTCGTTCTATTGAAGCTAAGTATAATGAGATTCGTCTAAAAGAAGGCAAGACTGAATTTGGTGAAAGTAAAGTTGGCCCACGTAAAAAGGGTTCAACACCAAGCATGAAAGGTCGTATGGCTAAAGGCGGCTTAGTAAATGGCAAACAACGTATCGGTGCTACGGACTACCGCAAGTCAGGTTGCACAATTTCATCAGTAGACCGTAGAAAGAAAAAGTAATGAACATTACAGAAGCAAACAAAATCCTAACTGCCGTACGTGAAGGCACTGCCAAGAAGCAAGGCTATACTGCCCAGCAGATTAAAGATGCTAAAGCACGTATGGCTCAGTTTAACAAGAACCAGAACAATGACCGTACAGGTGGACTGAAAAAACCTGAGATGGCATATGGTGGTTCTGTTAAAGGCAAAAAGCATAACTATGCCGCAGGTGGTATGGTTAAGGACAATGCTGGTTTGACCGCACTAAAGAAGGCAAGCCCCGAAGCGTACAAGAAGATTACTGGCAAGTAATGAAACGCAAAGCGATTAAATACTTAGGTTGGGGGCTGCTCTATATGGGCAAGCCCTTTACCCGTATCGGAAACTGTTTCTGGAGATTACACAGAACTGTGCTAGATTGGAATGACTAATGCCTGTAACTGGTAATAGTAAATATTATACTCATTCAGTCTCACTGACCACAACCAGTGATACAGATATCTATGTTGTGCCAGATAACTTCTCAGCGCACGTAGAACACTTTCTTGTGAGTAACAACGATAGTGGTGGCGTAAACTATACACTAAAGTTTTATCACAAGGATGATAACACTACTCATACTCTTTTAGATACTCACTCAGTAAGTGGTAAATCGTTTGAGTCTGTATTTACTGTAGACAAACCTTTGTTCCTTCATGCTGGAGATAAACTAATTGTAGCGGCAGGTACTGCTAACAAATTAGTTGTGACAGTCAGCACTGAAGAACACTTTGACCCTAACCGCTAAAGGAGACAGGAGATGAATCGTGTCACCACAAAAGCCCCAGCCAAAAAAGCCACACAAACTGCAGCGAAAAAGAAACAGGTTGGAGCGACAGGCTACTCGAAGGGCGGTCAAGCGAAGCGCAAAAGTCGAGTTAACGAAGCTGGCAACTACACTAAGCCAGCACTAAGAAAAAGATTATTTGAAAAAATCAAAGCTGGCAGCAAGGGCGGTAAGCCCGGTCAGTGGTCAGCACGTAAAGCGCAGTTACTTGCTCTTGAATACAAAAAAGCTGGTGGAGGCTACAAGTAATGGAACGACAAATCATTGGTGGTTTAATGGCTATTCTTATGGCTCTTGCCGCATGGAACATGAAGACTGTCAATGACTTGCAGCTTGAGATGAAAGGTGTCATGGTTGGACACGCTACATCAGAGGATATTAATGAATTAAAAACTGAAGTTGCCAGACTTAAATGGATACTTCAAGACTATGCATCGGAAAAGTAAATGGACGTAGGTTTATTCTTTCAAGATTGGTGGCCTCAACTTGTGGGGCTAGTTGTACTCGTGGCATGGCTAAATCGTCAACAGTCACGTACTGAAGTTCGCTTGGAGCAACTTGAGAAGAAGGTAGAGCAAATCTTTATCTTGTGGAATAAGCACGTAGACCGTCTACTGGACCAGAGAGACAAAGAGTAATGCCTTTAGCTAAATCACAACAGAGCCTCAAGGCTTGGACAAAACAAAAGTGGCGAACTAAGAGTGGTAAGCCTAGTGCTAAGACAGGTGAACGCTATCTGCCTGAGAAAGCAATAAAGTCCTTGACAAGTGCAGAGTATGCTGCTACAACTAGGGCAAAGAGACAAGGTACTGCTGCTGGTAAACAATTCGTAGCGCAGCCTAAGAAGATAGCAAAGAAGACAGCACAATTCCGTAGAGGTAAGTAGTGTGTTTAATCTATTAATTGGACCAATTGCTAATTTAGCTAGTACATGGCTAGAAGGCAAAGTAGAACAGAAGAAAGCCGAAGTCGGTGCAAAAGTTGCGAAGTCAAATGCAGAAGCTGCAATTATGCAGAAGAAAGCGGCTGGCGAAATCGACTGGGACATTGAAATGGCAAAAGGAAGTCAATCGTCATGGAAAGATGAGTGGCTCACTATTTTATTCTCCGTACCTCTTGTAATGGCATTTATTCCGGGCATGGAAGGTATCGTAGAGAATGGTTTCAATCAGCTTGAAGCAATGCCTACATGGTATCAGTACAGTCTTGGCGTTATCGTTGCTGCTTCTTTTGGTGTACGTAGTGCCACAAAGTTCTTTGGTAAAAAGTAATGGCGACTGTTCTGGACAATTGGAAAGTACTTCCACGCTTCATGATGTTAGCAATGACAATAATGAGTTGGCGTTGTGCAGAGTGGTTTATGAACTTGGAAGCCCCGACAGCAGCACAATCAGCGTTTGTAAGCGTTGTGATGGGTGCTATGACAGGTGCGTTTGGCATCTGGATGGGCGGAGAGAATAAGAAGTGAAGTACAACAGAGAACACTTAATCCAAAAGTTGATTGCCCACGAAGGTATGATACTACGTGTATACCAAGATAGCTTGGGCATTGACACTATTGGAATTGGCAGAAACCTAGAAGACCGTGGTATTAGTAAACAAGAACTAGATGCTATGGATATACCTAATATTAACACTATATATGAACATGGCATCACTGAAGCTGATGCGGTCTATCTAGCAACGAATGACGTACAGATTGTCGAGAATGAACTGTTAGCGGCACATCCTTGCGTAGCAGAGTTGGACTCTGTGCGTCAACTTGTATTGGTAGACATGGCATTTAATATGGGTGTCCCAAGACTACGTGGCTTCAAAAAGATGTGGGCTGCAATTCACAAGGGTGACTATACTACCGCTGCAAAAGAAATGCTTGACAGCAGGTGGGCAAATCAGGTAAAATCACGTAGTACAATTTTAGCAAATATGATGCATGTAGGAGAATAACATGAAGTGTTGTAAGGGTTGCACATCACCAGCTAACTGCAAGGCTGCAGGTAAGTGCCAGCATAGAGGCAAATAATGGCTAGAGAACTCAATGAAAAGCAGCAGAAGTTTCTGGAAGTCCTCTTCGAGGACGCAGGTGGTGACGTAGTTGCCGCCAAGAAACTGGCAGGTTATTCAGATAACACGCCTACCACTGCTATTGTAAAAGGCTTGAAGGAAGAAATCCTTGAGGCTACACAAATGTATATGGCACGTAATGCACCCAAAGCTGCTATGGCTATGACTGGTGCTTTGTATGACCCAACTGAACTTGGTATTCGTGATAAGATGTCAGCAGCTAAAGAGTTGCTTGACCGTACTGGTTTGATTAAGACTGAGAAAGTACAAGTCGAAGCGGCAGGTGGTGTGATGCTAATGCCAGCGAAAGCACCTGTAGAAGATGACGACTAGAAGCGTAGGCAAGTGGAAGTTACCACAGCCAACAGACATTAAAGAAGAAAACGAATGGGTACAGAT